CCTCTGTCTCATTGAACTTTAGGTATCTTCCTAGCAGCGTAAGCCCTCTTTCTTTTGTATTCATGTTTCATCGCCCCCTTTAATGTGCTTAACAGGAATATGATTGCCCCTGTTAGTATCATCATTAAAACGTTTAATAATATATTCCAGCCATGTAGAAACTCTATTCCTCCACATAGTCCGATAATCATTACCCATAGCACCAACTGTATATTGGTGATAATGTCTAACTTAGTTCTCATTGTTATGCCCCCTTTAACCACTTCATATTCTGGCCCTTCATCCATGCCTCGAATTTATCTACATGAACCAGCGTTTGTTGTGGTCCTAATTGTAGGCATATATCATTAAACTTTCCTTCATTGCGGATCATATCTACTCTTCTGTAGATATACATTTTGCTGCGTCCCCATATCTTAGCTAATGTACTAATAGGCACATACTTTGGTTGAACACTTTCCATTCTATTAATCCTTTCTTATTGCTATAATTATTTAAAAGGAGGTCTTTTATGAAACCCACTAATGACTTATTTAAAAAATCCGAAGCTATTAGTAATGCCATCCAAAAAAATATAGGGATTATGAAAGCATTACCGATTTCTAATTTTCAGTTATCGCAAAAATCTATTGAACAAGAGTATTTAAACTATAAAGAAGAACTTGATTCCTTTGATTCACACGCTCATTATCTAACCAATGAAAATTTAGAAAAATTAATATTATTCATTAATAGGAAGTCAAAAACTTATGCTGAATTAAAAGCAGAAGTATCCATATTGAACGATGCAACTCTCCAATTGTATTTATCCAATACTCCAGAAAAGAAAGTTGAACCACCCTTTTATTCTGTTGATCGTATATCAGCAATCTCTAATACTACCTCTCTAATACAGTCCTACTTTAAACTTGTAACTATACCAAAAGATTTTTTTGCCCCTTATTATTTTGATGATTCTGATGAATTTCAACTAACCGTGTCCGGTTTAAATTTTTTGCATCAGTTGGAAAAAGAAAATCATGCATTACAGCTTGCAGAAGAAAGTCTTCGTATTTCAAAGGAATCTGCTAAATATGGTAAATTTGCTGCATGGTTAGCTGGCATTGGTATATTTACAACAATAATAATTGCAATATTATCCTTTATATTCTCGTAATATTTAAAATTGTTAGGATTACTGCAATAATAAACATTCCCAAATTTACTCTTGTGCAATATCTTATGTCTTGTAATTTTTCCTCTAGTGATTGGTCTTTGTTATATTTCAAAGCATTAAAATATCTAAATATAATCCACTTTTTTTGAGCCGCATCATGTGGCTCTTTTTTATTTATATTTGTTTCCCCTCCATCTTCTAACTTATTTTCCATATGTGTTTGTAATGGGGTTTTCATTTATTCCTCCTTTATATCTCCTTTCAAGTGCTATAATTACTCTGAAAGGAGGTGAATTTATGACTAAAACAATTAAAGAGTTACAAGCCTTGGAATTTGCAATTTATCAAACACTTACTCTTGATGATTTCTATGAAGTCGAGTTCCTTTGTAAATTGCATGGTGAATTGATTACCTGTAAATCTCTACTTTATGTAGATAATCCATACATACCAATCATTCCGCCAGATTATAAAAATCGTTTTAAACCAATTCCTTTTGAACCAATCGAACTTGAAAAGTTACTTGAGTTATTACAACTTACTGAAACTCGTAATATTCGGACATCATTAGTTGATTGGCAATCTAATGACACTGCCTACTTCTTGAATAGATTTTTATATGTCGATTTCATTTCTCATTTTGATGAAAAGCAACTTTCAAAGCTTCCTAACATGTTAAACAATGTTGTTTTCTTAGGTTCTAATCTCAACGTTCCATTCTTATTTGTTGATAAAGATGAGCCTATTACTGTTCTTTATGCAACGGTAACTTTGAAAGATAAGTAGCTTCATACTCTAATACAGTAGAAACACTAAGAAGGATTTCATTTGCCCCTGCATATGTAAGTCCTTCTTTTTGTTTTAATAAGGAAATCACTTCCATTACAATCGGCTCTTTATATAAATCTTCAACCAATCGTAATTGGCCATCATTCATTGGTTGTCTTAAATCTTTCATTTGTATTACCTCTTTTAATTTTTATCGCTCATGTTATACTCTTCTCAAAAGGAGGTGAGTATATGGACTTATATCTTTTAGATAAAAAAAGTTTTTCTTATTTAGAACAGTTCTATCATCGTAATTTGTCTCCACAACAATTAAGCGGTATTACTGGTCTATCAGCCTATAACATGGCACTCGAATTATCTTACTTATTACAACTAAACTTCATCACCAATACCGATGGTTTTCATAGTGATTCAGAAGGTATTCTTTCTAATAACACTTATGAAATAACTCCAAGCGGAAGATCATATTATGAAGCAGTGTTAGAACAACGTAAGATAGATAAGCATGCCACACGTCGTTCTAATCTAGCTTTATTGATTTCATTCATAGCAGCCATATTTTCTATATTTAAATAACGCCATGCTATTGTAGAATTAATTTGGCTATAGCTATTCCTAATGCCATTGCTGAAATAATTAATGCCAAATCTGTTGTATCCATTTCATATCCCCTTTCTTAATTAACTATTTAGAGTGTTCTACTTACTGTAGAGCGCTCTTTTTTATTTCACCTCTCCCAACTTGTCGCATATTATGCGACTACATTGGTAAAAAAAATATCATTAATATCTTCATACGTTAATGATAGTGCTTTAGAAATTTTCTCTACATCCTTTACAGTAAAATTTTCCCCAGATTTATTGAGTTTTCTGTAAACTGTAGATTTATCAATACCAATGATATTAGCTAGTTCAATAATAGAAATATCTTTTTCTACTAACTTCGCTTTTAGCTTTCTAATGTTTACCATTTCTGTTCCCCTCCTTTTTTGTTTGTCGCTTATATGCGACTTCCTTTAACTAGATATTACCCCATTGAAAATTGCATGTCAACAACTTATTTCGCACTTTATGCGAATTTATGTTTTGTTTAAAATTATTTGTTGCATTTTTGCGAATTGTATTGTATTATGTAATCAAATAGAAAGTGAGGTTTTCATATGAGAATCGGAGAACGTATTAAACAACGTAGATTAGAACTAGGCTATACTGCAGATGCATTAGCTAAGTTGTTAAACAAAAATAGAGCCACTATATATAGATATGAAAATGGTGATATTGAAAATATGCCAATTGATGTGCTTGAACCTTTGGCCAAAGCATTAAATACTACACCAGCATATCTAATGGGTTGGCAAGAACCGCATCAACCAAATGAATCTATTATATCTGACCAAGCTGAAGGTTACTATGTAGATCCTGAAACCGCTGAATTTGCGGAATATCTACGTACACGCCCAGAGGCTCGTTTATTATTCTCCGCATCACGTGGAATTTCAAAGGAGGATATGGAAAAAGCTGTTGAATATATTGAACTTTTAAAATTAAAACATAATAAATAATACTATTAGGGGTTGTTAGTGTGATTGTAAATATAATTGAATGTGATATTCCATCCGTGAAAGCTATTTCATCTACTGGGGAAGATGAAGGTGTTCACAATATTTATATCCGTAAAAATATGTCTATTGAAGATATGCGCAACGAAATTAGACATGAGTTGCTGCATATCATTAATGATGATTTCCATATAGATCAACATGTTAATCTTATTGAACATATGGTAAGGAGAAAAGAACTCACGGATGAAATGCTAGAAACTATAGATTTCTATCATCATGTTTTATAACGGGGGTATAAGTGAAAAAGCTAATTTTACTAACACGTAAGTATTTTTCATACGCAAAATATTTAGCTAATAAAAATACTACTAATTTTGAACGCTTTAAAAATTGGATGCATACATATATTGCATATAAATCAAATGAATCTAAATTTAACCCTACCTATCTACCTAAATATGAACAAGGGCAAATTATATTTGTTGATTTCGGATGTGGTATTAGACATGAATTTAGCTATCCACACTATGCAATTGTCTTAAATACCAACGATAGAAAGAAAAATGATTTACTGACTGTTGTTCCTTTAACCTCTAAAAAGCCAAAACATACTAATCTAAAAGACTGGGAATATGAAATTGCATACCCTATTAAAAATTTATTAGTCGATAAAGTTGTTAATGATTTCAATCTTTATGGTACTAAATATGTTGACCTTCGTAATAAAGTTATAGCACTTGCCAAAAGTGGCCCTACATTAGATAAGGACGAGTATGCAAAACGCTATTCAGAACTCATTGAAGCTGGCGTTAATGAAATTTACTCTACCAATGAGGATATAATGGAATTTGCTAACAAGATGTCTAAAGGCAGTATTGTTGAAGTTAATCAAATCAAAACTATTAGCAAATCCAGAATTATATTTCCTGTAAAGAAATCTCATGCTTTATACGATATAAGAATACATCCTCATGATTTAGCTCTCATTCAATATAAATTAGTAAATCATCTTATTGTTGATACAGATAAGATTGACATTCCTCAATAGTGAACGTATAATTAAAGTACAAATTGGGCTATGAATCCCAAAACTAACTTTATATTATCCTTTTGGATAAAAAGAAAAGCGTTCCTTATTGGAACGCTTTTTTGTTATTCTTTATATGAAAATACCCCCTACTCTGCGCCAACAGAATAAGGGGCCATGATACACCTAAGAGGTATACCACATCAACTCACTATATTATACCATACCTCTTAGACTTATTTACTATACCATTTTTTAGCCTAGGAGGTATTTTTAATGTGGTGTGAAACTGTAACTACCAAAGCTGGTATTACTAAATATAAATTTCAAGAACGCTATGTGGACCCGTATAGTGGTAAAACAAAAAGAATATCTGTTACATTGACTAGTAATAGTAGGCAGGCATACAAAATCGCACAAGCTGAATTGCAAAATAAAATTGACTTGGCCACTAATACAGATATTGCCAAAGATATGACATTGAATGATGTTGTATCTGAATATTTAGAATCTAAACGTGCATTTAGAAAATCATCTACACAATATAGTATGGATAATCTACACAAACAGATTATGAAATGGTTTCCTGCTGATATACTACTTTCTAAACTTTCACCATATATTATCCAAAGCACGTTTGATAAATTTGCTTGCCAGTATTCCTACAACTATACAAAACTGGCCCTTAGTCTTATTAGACAATCATTAAAGTATGCAAGGCGCATGGAATATATTCGTGATATTTCATTCTTAGACAATATCGAATTACAAAAGCCAGTAGCGGATGTAGACCGCATCAAAAAGCAGCGTTCTAAATTTCTAACTAAAGATGAACTAAAAGATTTGCTTGTACAATTGGATACTATTAATCATCATGTAGCCTTACTATGTGAATTTCAATCATTAACTGGTCTTAGATTTGGCGAAATGGTTGCGTTGCGCACTCAAGATTATGATAGAGAAAATGCAGAAATAGATGTAAACGCTACTTTATCTAATCGTGGTAGCTTTTCTGACCCTGCTATGCGCCTCCCACCAAAGAATGTTCATTCTATCCGTAAGGTTAAATTAGATGCAAGGGCCGTACAGATTATTAATCATTTTATTACGGCCAATCAAGCAAGGCGCTTATGGAAATCTAAATTTGCTGACCTTGGTTATATCTTTGTAACGGATGGTGGCTTGCCATATGATCTACATTATGTGAATCGTATTATAAAAAAGCTTGGTTTTCCTAAACCAGTAAGCACCCATACATTTAGACATACTCATATATCTATTCTTGCTGAATCTAATGTTCCACTAAAAGCAATTATGGAACGTGTTGGCCACAATGAACCACGTACTACACTTGCTATTTATACACATGTAACAGATGAAATGAAACAGGAAGTAAATGCAGCAATTACTAATATGGGTAAAGTACTTGCAAATAAATAAAAGAGCGCCAAGGCTTAATGCTTTGGCGCTCTTTGCTAATATGTCAAAATCATCTCACTAATAGTATATCACTTTTAGTATTTTTAACAATATACTACACACTAAAAGCCACCGCATCATCTGCAGTGGCTTTTTTCAACCCTCATATAAAAGGGGCAAATATTTGTTTTTAAAAGGGGCAATAAAGGGGCAAATTGTTGTTACAATGTGTTACAATCTGTTACTCTTTATCTTTCAAATATCCTTGTAATTACTTCATCTGTTACAGTTTGTTACAATTCGTTACTATCTGTTAATCAGTAAGTAGAAATGGTGCGGATTGAGGGTTTTCACTAAATATTTAACGATATTACTGTATCTTACCATTTACAAAGAGTAAAAGGGGGCAAAAAAGGGGCTAATATCATTTTTAAACTTCCATAACATATAAAAGTAAAAAGCCTAGTAAATATCATATCAGCTAGGCTTTTAGTATTTTATGAAGTAGCTTTATCAAGCAATTCATAAAGTTCTTTATTTTCTTTTTCTAAACTCTTAATTTTAGTTTCATACTCATTAATAACTTCATCTCTTGGATTACAGCATGAATCTAATGGTTTAAACGGTATCTTTGGCCCATAACTTTTATCGTGATATAAAAAATGATGCGGATCTAACCATATAATATAAAATATATTCTCTATTATAACACCATGTGCTCTTCCTTTCGTTTTTCCAAAAGATATTTGATAAAACGAATTAGCTAATTGCTCATTGCGACTTATATATTCTGGCCATTCATCTACATCATCTTGATTTATATTATGAAATCGAATAGTTCTTCCACCCTGACCAGCATGAATTTGATCTACAGTAAACTTACAATATTCTCTTAGCTTTTCAAAGCAATTTTTTATTCCTTTATCACACATTCCATTACAGTTATAATAATCTATAGAAAAATCTAATAATTCAAATGAAAATAATAATTTTGGGCTTTCAATCCTTTCCTTTTTTGGAATTACATTATACTTCTCTTGCTTAACTTTTGGAATCTTTGATAACGTCATTTTAATTCAATTGTTTTCTGTAATACTCTTTTATATCACTATCAGAAATTATATTATTACTTCTTTCCCAAGATTTAATTCCACCACGCGCTTTTATCCAAGGGTCTTCTCGATGAGTCATTATTTCCAAATCACTGCCACTAAATTCTCCGTACGCTTCATAAACCCATTTTGCAATAGATAATGCATCCTTATCTACATCACCTTCATATTGAGGGACTTCACCCCAATCTCCTACTATATTTCTATGATGTCTTATTTCATAATAAAGCTTAGGTGATACAGGGCCATGAACCCAAGCTTCAAATTTTTCTTCAAAAAGTTGTTCATCAGTTTGTGCTAAGTACCATGCATACGCATAATAACACAATTTTTGCAATTTCTTATGAGTTTGAGGTTCAATCGATAGAAACGCATTTGCTATATCCATTATATTCATTTTATCTCCCCCACTTTCAACTATTAAAGTGTTTCATTTATCTTAACTATCTACATTATACATGAATATAATATGAATTTATAATGCAATTTAGTTATAGGAATGTAAAAAAGACCTACCAACCTAGATGTTTTTCTAAGTCAGTAGGCCTTTTGATTTTTAAGCTACAAACAACTCAACTATCAACTATTAGTTGTCAATTGCGTATATCCACCATTACACGCTATGGAGACTATGGATCACCTCATTTTTTTGCAACTAAATAAACAACTGTTCCACCTAATAATATATTTAGTATTTTACTATTCCTTTGTTGCATCTTGATTCTTTTGAGTTCTCTCATCTGCATTTCTAAGTATGCGTTCACCTTCGCCAATGATTCGTTTTGCATTGATAGCGTTTTCTCTTGCTGCTCTAATGTGTTCTTGGCTATTAGTAATTGCTCCCTCTGTTCTTTGATTAAGTTCATCGATTCTATTAATTCTTGTTTCGATTCGCTCGTTGACATCTGTGCTACGTTCAATTGCTGTTCTAACTCGTCTATTATCTTCAACTGCTCGTTGATTGTATTGTTGAGCGTTTCGAACTTCATCAGTAGCTCGTTGTATTCCTGTCGTGTCAATATTACTTGCTCTGTCGGCGTAGAACCATATACAGGCAATGATACAAAGGACAATACAAATAGGAACAGAGATGTAATGAGCGTGAATAAAGTTTTTGATTTTGTCATTCATACTTCCTCCTAATCATACATATAGTTGACATCAACTTCTTTGTCAGCTACCATTCCGCAATCACTATATTGCCATATTCTGATATTTGGATAATCACATTGTGAATCATATTGTGCACACCATACTGGAACGCTTGGCATTTGACTATATGCATATGTTTCATCCCACAATAAGGAATATCCACTATACACACCTACATTTTGAAAGCCAGCACTCCACAAAGTATTTACGAACCGACTAATGCAATTCGTCATTCCTTGGCTCGTTAAAGCACCAGCATTAATCATGTTGCGTAGTTGGCGATGTTCCTCATAGTCATACCAAATACCAGCTTGCAAATGGTAATCAGTATATCCATAGCTATTGAGCGTGTTAATAACCCATTCAGCCTCTTGTACTGCGGTTGCCTCATCGTAAGCATGGCTAAAATAATATACACCTACTTCAAGGCCTACACTTAATGCTGCGGTGATGTGTTGCTCAAAGAATTCATCAACATTATAATTTTCACCTAATTTTATGATTACAAATTCATTCTCTTCTTCTTTTGCTTGCTGCATGTGTGAATCATCATAGTAAGGTGTTCCGTTTTCGTTCTCTTGCCACGCTGAAATATCAAACCCTTTTCTCATTCTTATCACTCCTTTCTGTCATGTTTTGTAATGGTGGTAATTTAGGCTGTTCTTCCAATTTGTCAGGAATACCATTTCCGTCTTTATCAATCCACAAGGCAAGAAAACCAACTAATGCAGTTAATACTGACGGAATGAAGATATGATCTATAATATTAATCCCTACATTAATCAGTTTGTTCATATCATCAGAAACATACCCTTGAATAAATACCATAATGTACTCAACCACCACCAATAAAATAGGTACTAGCATTGTTAGTACTAGTACCCTTGTAGCAAGAATACCTGTAGGGTGGAAGTTAGCCATCCTTACAGATTGATATGATTTTTTAATTGTATTGATGAGATTTGGTGGTATGTTCATGCAATTCCTCCTTAATATCATCAACACGAGCCTCTATACCATCAACACGAGATGTTAATTTTACGTGCTCTGTGTATGCTTTGGTTCGTTGCTCACGTGAAAGTTTGATTTCTTCTTTCAAGTCCTTCAACGTATCGGTAAGCGCGCCCATTTTTTCTTGGAGCATCAGATTATCTTGCATTCTTTGAAGGTCTAATTTTTCAAGTAAAGGAATAACCAACAATCTATATCCTGCCCCAGCAACTACACCTACTATTGTGAGCGTAGTTAAAATATCATTTAGTTCAAATTGCCATGTCCACATTCAGCAACTCCTTTCTATTCCCATGAAATCAGTTAATTCTTGCCTTTCTTCTCCATGTGTTAGCTAATTATTCATTATTTAACTCCTATAAGTGTTCTAAATCAGCTATACGTTTCTTTAAAGCTTCAATATCTTTATTGTATTGTTCTTTAGGAACATAGTTATTTAAATCGGAATACTTAGCAAAGGATCGTGCTTGAATGTTATTAACATAACGGCTAGCCGCATCGCCAGGCGTTAAGGCATATTGTCCAATTTCCGTTTTTCTAATAAAACTACCTAAATCACCTTTATAAGCAAACGTTTGAGCCGCCCAGCCTTTTTGAGCATAATGGTTATTGGCGTCTGTTCTAGATAAATAGTTATTTAGCTCTGTTTTGAGTGCGTATTTAGATAAATCCACACTACCACCAGGACTACCCGTACCGCCAGTACCTGGAGGCCCTGGTGGACCTTGCGGTCCTGGGTTCCCTTTAGGGCCTTTAAGTGCTGCAAGTTGTTCGGGAGTAAAATCACTATATTTAAATGGCTCACCATTATCGCCCTTCGGCCCTTTAAGTGCGTTAAGTTGGTCTTGTGTAAAATCGGAAAATTTAAAAGGTTCACCTTTCGGCCCTGGTGGTCCTTGTAGTCCTCTTTCGCCGTCTGCTCCACGCTCCCCAGGAGTTCCAGGTTCACCTTTAATGCCAGGTGGTCCTTGCAAGCCTTGTTCGCCTTTAGCTCCTTTTAAATTCTCTAATTGCTCTGATGTGAACATATCATAAGTAAACGGCTTCCCTTCTTTACCAGAATCACCTTTAGGGCCAGGGTCGCCCTGTGGTCCTGGAGGACCTTGCGGTCCAAGGTCTCCCTTTGGGCCTTGCAACTTAATAATTTGCATATTGTCTTTGACTTTAATATTTTCATCACCGTCTTTGATGTGGATGCTATTAACAGGAGAAGGTTTCAAATATACGTTTTCTTCGTTCATATCATTTCCCCCTATTGCTGATACCTTCAATTATGTCAACTTGCCCTTTAACAAGGCATTTAATAGGGCGGTTGCCATTCCAAATGAATAAATCCCATTGATATTTACCAGCTTCTAAAGTGTTTGTATCAAGCGAAAGAGTGATTTTAGATGCTTCATCGCTTTCTAGTTCATCAGTAGATACACTAATATCAAACTTTGCTTTATAATCTTCATCCATCCAATATTTACGAACACATGCGAATAGATTTTCACTCGCCACAACATTGTTATAACCAATGTTAAGAGAAATTACTTCCCCTTTGATTGCATTAAAGTTGTGTAGGACTGGTAGTTTCATCTTCGTTCTCCTCGTCCAATTCCATTAATTCATTGTGGATACACCCTTCTGTCGGGCAAGTACCATCTTCATTAAGAGTTGCATAGCACCATTCACAAAATTTCATTACAGGAATATCGCTTTTTACTTCCATGATTATTTCACCGCCTTAATTTTTGCTAACATTTCCATATTCAATTTCTTGTACTGTTCTTGTAAATCAGAAATATCACCATTAATCAATCGTCTACGTAGCACCATTTGCTCCAACGTTTCAAATCGTGAATCATAATACTTCTTAATATCTGCAATCTTCTCTGCTTTTGTTGGCTCGTATTGTGTTACTGGAACATCAACGAATGCACCATTTACATATGCTTTGCCATTTGTGAATTGGGTCTGCATTTCACTATCCCCTGTTACGATGTTAGCAGATGGGTATGTTTGTTTTGCTAATTGTTCTGTTTCTTCAAGAGTATCCGCATGAACACCTACAACGTAGGAGGTTTGGCGAACACCATGCTCATTTAATACAAATACATAGTTCATACTTTTATCCTTTCTTGGAGGTAGAAATGAAATTAATTGAGAAATTAAAAGGGGCTCATGAACGCCCCTATGTTGCGTATAAAGTTGTTGGTTATTATTCCTCTTATAATGAGGCTAAGGAGGCATTAAACAATGCTCATACGTTAAACGATGTATATCATTCATGGTTAGAGTTGCATTCGTTAAATGTTTCACCACATACCATGAAAGGATATGAATGTGCATACCATCATGTATCATCTATATCTCACCGCCCTATCAACGAAATCACATATATGGAGTTGCAAAATATAATATCGGATATGCTAAAGAGCGGACTTTCCTATTCCTCATGTAAGAAAGTTCGCTCTTTGCTCAATCAACTATATTCTTTTGCAATTATTAATGACTGGTGTTCCAAATCATATAGCCAATATTTGAATATTGGCCACAATATCCCTAAACGCCCACGCAAAGTATTCACCACTAATCAAATTAACCGCTTATGGAATATCAATGCGGAATTGCCTTTAATGCTCTTATACACTGGAATGCGTGCCAGTGAATTAATTAATCTAAAAAGTACAGATATTAATCGAAAACAACGATATTTAAAAGTTACATCAAGCAAAACTAAAGCAGGAATTCGCATCATTCCCATCCATCATCGCATATGGCCATTTATTGAACATCGACTATCTAATAAATGGATCATAGAGGAACGGAATTATGTTTCCCTTTCTCATACTTTTAAATCCACAATGAAGGCCATTAATTCCCAACACACTCCACATGATTGCCGTCATTCATTCGCTACTAGATTAGATGATGTAGGTGCTAACTATAATGCAAAACGATTATTATTAGGCCATGCATCATCTAACGTTACCGATGGCGTATATACACATAAATCACTTAGACAATTACGCAAGGCCATTGAAATGCTTAAATAACCAAGGGGGAAATGATAGTGATACACAGGCCTATTACGATATAGGAAGTCAACAAAGGCAAGAGCAGTTTACTTTTCCAATAGCGTTTAAATCGAAACCGCTATATGTGCATCCATATGCCGTAAACAAAGCAGAAATGCGGCATTTGTCACGAATAGGCTTTAGCGAAAGTCAAATTACAGCTACTGGATTTATGGCAACTATTAGTGAAAATTCTAATGCTATTGAACAAATCAAAATGCGATATATTGCTTTAGGCGTTTTAAATCCCCATAACACACCATTCAATGATTGAATCTGCTTCCAACATTGTTTGATAACTAGAATGTACTTCATATCGCATATCAGTCCTAGATATTCTTCTGTTAATTGTACTTGCTCCAGAGTTACCCCAGAATATAGAGGTATCACTAGCAATAATTCCAAATGTATGAAACAAATGAGTGTTTGTAAAAGCTATCGGAAATATAACTTTATTTGTTGTTGTTTCTAAATTATTAGGATCTGATTGCTTTTGCTCTCCAGCCTTTTGTTTTCCCCCTTGGTGATTAAATACCAACAGCAATCCAACAACCATTATTACGAGACTTAGGATAGTTAGTGTTATTGCTACCGCTTACCATTTTAAACGTGCTAGCCGTGATTGCCTTTGGTCTAATCATCATCTCATGCCATGGAGTTGGTTCATCTAGCATCATAGGAAGTACTACCAGTACTTCGTTAAAACGAATAGGAAATGTTATAGATGCAATTTCGGGAACAAATTTTCCCCCTTGGTTAATTACCAATAGCAATCCAACTAATACTAGTTACATTATTTTGTGCAGTCATATAGGTAAATTTTAAATTTGTGATAGATTTAATTGCGCTAGTTACCCAGCCATCTTGGTCTAATGTATCAGCAATATTAATAATATTAACTGATGGGAGATTATTAAATGCAATAGGGTATATGGTATCATCATTGTAAATATTACGCCCTACAGTAATGTTTACTCTTCCCCCTTGGTTAAATTCCTAATGCAACATAGAATAAATCGCTATTATATGATGCACTAGATGCATCAGCAACGATTGTATAGCCTGTAGTAGTTCGTTTATCTGTATAAGCAACAGAAGCACCACCGATAGCAACAGGCCATTCTAATGTTTGTAATACACCAATACATTCTTTTGCATAAGAGATAGGGAATTGAACATCGTATTTTCTACCATCATAAATGGTTAAATTTAATTTTCTTCCCCCTTGGTCATTTAAGCATTTCAATGGCCTTGCGTAATTGTCTAAGTGATTTATGAGTGTATACGCCATCAGTAACATTAGATGAAGCATGGCCTAACAATAATCGTTTAGCGTTGTAGTTAGCACCTATGTCATCTAATCTAGTAGCAAATGAATGACGGCAGTCGTGGGGCGTGTGTTTAGCATTGATGGATTTCATGGCTAATTTAAAGGAGTTGGAAAGGGAAACATAATTCCGTTCCTTTATGATCCATTTATCAGATAAGCGAGATTCAATAAATGTCCATATACGATGATGAATGGGAATGATGCGGATACCTGCTTTTGTCTTGCTAGAAGTTACTTTCAAATATCGTTGCTTTCTATTAATGTCAGTAGACTTTAAATTAATTAATTCACTAGCACGCAACCCAGTATATAAGAGTATTAAAGGCAATTCAGCATTGATATTCCATAAACGGTTGATTTGGTTAGTGGTGAATACTTTGCGTGGGCGTTTAGGGGTATTGTGGCCAATATTCAAATATTGACTGTATGACTTTGAGCACCAGTCATTAATAATTGCAAATGAATATAGTTGATTTAATAAAGAGCGAACTTTCTTACATGAGGAATAAGAGAGTCCGCTCTTTAGCATATCCGATATGATATTTTGCAACTCCATATATGTGATTTCGTTAATTGGGCGGTGAGATATAGATGACACATGATGATAAGCACATTCATATCCTTTCATAGTATGTGGTGAGACATCTAATGAATGTAACTCTAACCATGATTGATATACATCATCTAGTGTATGCACATGGCATAATGCCTCCTTAGCATCATTATAAGAAGAATAATAACCTACAACTTTATATGCTACATAGGGGCGTTCATGAGCCCCTTTTAATTTCTCAATTAATTTCATAGTAACCTCCAAGAAAGGACAACAATATGTATGTATTTGTATTAGACGAAAAGGGCATCCGCCAAACATCTTATGTAGTTGGTATTCATGCCGATACATTAGAAGAAACAGAACAATTAGCGAAACAAACATATCCAACTGCTGTTATCGTAACAGGTGATAGTGAAATGCAGGAACAATTTACAAATGGTAAAGCCTATGTAAATGGTGAGTTTGTTGATGTTCCAGTAACGGAATATGAACCGACAAAAGCGGAACGTATTGCACAAATCCGTAAGTATTATGATGAACGATTTGCAACACTAGACCAGGCATTAATACGAAGACGGTTGGCTAATGTGCCATATGATGATTTACAAGCACAATTTAAGAAACTCAATGCCGAAATGGTGGCTAAGATTAAGGAGGTCAAATAATGGATAGTTACGAAATCAAATCAGATGTGCCAATCATGCACTTCTGTGAATATTGTTGGGGAACTTTGAATGAGGACGGCACATGTCCGACAGAAGGATGTGTGCACAATGATTTAATGTCTTTAGATGAAGAAGAACCATAAGGGTATGGGGGGAGTGAATGGATATTCTTAATGATATTTTAATCATGCTCATAAGTGGGGTAT